TTCATAAGCAATAAGACAAGTCCAGTTATTAGTCACTGGGGTAGTGCTTACTTAACAGACGGCGGATTTGATACTGACCGTGGATATTTGTTCAACTATCAAGCTACATCGTTTATTGCAAGTACAACTCGTAGAACAGCGTTCTTAATTCGTCTAGCACCTAGTGTGTCAAACGCTATTGTTGGCGATTTAGGAGATAGGGAATTAATTAACAGAGCGCAGTTGCTACTACAGGGTATTGAAATTACTGCGGGTACTGGTAGTGCGTCGGGTATTGTTATTGAAGGTATTTTGAATCCAAGTAATTACCCAAATACCCCAACAGATATTGATTGGCGTTCATTGCAAAACCCATCAGCTGGTGGTCAGCCTTCTTTTGCACAAGTTGCTCTTGGTAACTCAGCAGTGTGGAATAATACATTTACTGTGTCATTTGATGCTGCTACTACTCGATATGCAGCAAATAGAACATACTATGCTGACTTTGTAGCCACCGATGTTGCTAACGTTAGACCTGGTATGGTTGTATTATCTGCAACCACTGCTGTCCAAGCAGTTATCCCAGGTGGTACAACTGTGTCATTTATTGGCGGCATATTCAACGTTGGTGGTGTTAACTATCGAACAGTATTCTTTAGCAGATCATTTACCGGTAACATACCAATTGGATCAACGTTGTCGTTCTCATCAATTGCAAATTATGCATATCCAGGAGAACAGATTTTCTCATTCGTTGGTTTGCCTAACAACCAAACAGCATTGAATTTGGGACAGTTGAAGGAAATTACTAATACTGCTATTGGTGGTCGTGGAGTATATCCAAACGGTCCAGACGTATTGGCCATTAACTGTTACTTAACTGGTGGTAGTGATCAGGAAGTTTCAATTGTGTTACGTTGGTCAGAAGCTCAAGCGTAATACGCAACCACAAAAAACGCTGCTCAGGCAGCGTTTTTTAATGACTAAAATTTACATTAAATCAATTACATCAAATACTGTTTGTAACTTAGTACGCATGGTTTTATTACCAAAACTGCTACGTAATGCTTGATGTAAGGGCTTAGGAGATCCGTCAATTGTACTCCAGCACCAGCCTTCATGTTCTTCGCTAAGTTTGGGTATAAATTCTTCTTCTACAACACATAGATAAGTGTGAAAGTTAAAAACACTGTCATTACTAACAAATGTTTCTAAGGGCATTGTTTTAATTATAGACGGGGGTTCACCTATTTCTTCTTGGATTTCGCGTTGGAGACCTTGCCAAGCACTTTCACCTTGATCATTAGTTCCACCTACTAACCCCCATGTACCTGCATGTTTTCCATGAGATTTTTGTAGTAATAAAATTCTACCTGTTTGTTTGGCATAAAATACTGCCCCGCTACAGACAATTTTATCTTTTATAGTTCTAATCTCCATGTACCCCTCGCATATTCGCCCTCGAAACTCTTACCCCATTGGACTCCGTTCCACTTGTATTGGACGTTAGTATATATGTTAGTTAGGTATATGATCTGGTCCGTTGTGGCAGCTGCATCTAAAATTACACTCCACTTTGTTCCATCCCACTCAATGATGTCGTTAGTATTGGCAATAAAATCACTACCATCACTGTTCTTCCATGCATCAGGACCATCTTCATTCAAATATAATTCGTAAGTAATTACATCGTCAATGGCAACTGTTGATGTTAAGCGTAGTACCATCAAGTCGCTAATATTAGAACTTACTGCACTAACCTCAACTCCATTTACAAACACTTTAAAATCGTTAACTTTAGAATACTCGACATTAGTGTCTAATCTGTTACTACGATTTTCTGCAATTAGCGTTTCCCTAATGCCCCCACCAATGTTATTAATGATAAGATATCGTGTACCAACTTGTGGAGCATCTAAACCTGCACCTGGCCCGCTTTTTTCTGGATCAACAATAGCATCAAACGTTCCTGGACTACTTGGCCTATCAAGTGATGCAATGTCTGTATTGGTTGGGAAAGTGTCTGGATCCCAACTAATTGTTAATATACTCTCATCAAGCGGATTTAACGCAGCAGTACCACTAACCTCTGCACCAGTTTCTTGTGTTAAAAACATTCTGCTTACACCTGATCTAAACTGACCTGGATACGGATCTAAAATTGTTCTCCAATTTATGTTGTTGCCCATTTTTACACTGACATACAGTGAATTATTATTTGCGTGAGTAACATTTTCGCTTGGATCTAAAATTCTTGCGTTACCACCGTGAACTGAAATCCCAAAGTTTTCAATACTTGTTCTTGCCTTGTCTAATATATCGCTAAAGTTAGGTCCTGCCTCAACAGTATCAACACCCAATCCTTCAATGTAACCATTAGATATACCAGTTCCACCTTTGTAAACACCCATGATAATGTTAGTGACAACACCGAGAGTTTTGACCTTACTAGGAGGACTAATCCATATTGGCATATCAAATGTTAGTGTAGCAATATCAATATTACTTTCTGCCCCAACCGGTACTTGCCTATTGCTAAATGTCATGTTGGTCAAATTAACCACACTTAAACTGGTCCAGTCTAAATAATTGTCAGTTGTTTGTATTTCTAAACTTGGGTTGAACAACATCATAATCTGTTCTAATATCTGCAACTTTTGTTCAGTGCTAGTACTCCAAATATCTGCTTTAACTGTTAATTTGTAAGGTGTTGGCATTAAACGTTCAACAGTATAGTTTTTACCTTGTTGACTGGTATATTCATTGGGTGTAACTGTTGTGTCTATATCACGTTCTCGAATATGCACTTTACCCACGTGAGTAGCATCTGCTAATCGCTCACGATCCATTTGCAAATCAGTAATATAAACAGCAATCCTAGGAGCACTGTTGATTTTATTCTCGCTGTTTTGGCGATTAATGTGCGCAACTTGTCTATCACTATCCCCATACATAACTGGTACTTGTTTTAAAGTACCATCTCCATATTTTACCACAAAATTACTAAGCAAACGAACTGTTTGCAGTAAGTAACGTCTTATCTGACCATCATAAAAAAACTGCATTATAAATCCGCCTTAGGTTTTAGTGCTTTACTCAATGCTTGACGCTCCTCAGTAATTACACCACCAATCTCATTAGTGTTTGTATTGTTAATAAAGCTAGTTTTAAGAGTTTGTCTAGTGTCAGTATTTGACATAGTCATGCGTACAGCATCTTCTGTTTTAATCCAACGTGTGCCATCATATCTAAATAATCTATTAGGCATGAAATCTGTTCTTAAGTAATAATCATTCAAATGTGCGCTGGCCGGAAAACTAATCCCATGCCCAAAATCTACTCCATTAGATGGAACACCGTCACCTAACAAGTAGCCAACATAGCCACTGCGTACTGCACGTCCGTGTATAGCACTAGCGTCTGTCCCGCCGTCTACGTTGCCAACAAAACTTGCATCAATTGCTGTTTGATCCGCAGTTTGTAGTGTAGGCTTACCAGTAGTTGGATCTATAGCAAGAGTAAAGAACTGTTGTGTTTGATATCCACTACTTGGCGCATCTGCTTCAGCTTGTGCCAGTAATGCATTATTGATTTCTATCTCTTTAGCATTAGTACTTAAAATATCTCGCAATGTTTGTGACGAAGGATCACCGTTGGCATCAGTTGCAGGCTTATCTAATATATCAGCAAACTGTTGAGCATCCACAATCTTTTTAAGTTTAACTCTATACAAATGCGGCCACCAAGTGATACTAAATCCTTCGCTAGCACGACTTACATCTTCAATAACAAAGTAGCGAGGCAATGACAGTGTATAATCGTTAAGAGCAAAGTCATCGCGTAGGTGAGGCAATTCTAAGACGTCGCCGCTGATAGGCTTGCGACCTACAGTTTTAATCCAATCATTAATGTGTACAGTCATAAAAACTGTATCGTTGTCAATAAACAAACCAAATTGGCTTAAATTAAAATCTAAATTTTGTACATTATAAATGCCACGTACTTTGTAGATACTAGGGTCGTATTTTCTATCTCTGTTTTCTAACAATAAAAGATCCTGAATATTAGTTTCTTTTAGTGTATCATAATGTGGTTGATCAGCCGTAGCGTTTTCCTCGCTAGTGTTGACCCCAATATATTTGTGGAGATACAAGTCTGTACCACCAATTTGGAACATCTCCCCAATTTGGCGATCTATGAACTTGTAATCGTTCCCTTTCTCTGGTTTATATAAACTTAGTCTTGGCATAGTAGTATATTTATCGGCAGCTAAATATACATGGAGATCTAATAATGTCAAATCCGAGCACAAATCTAGCCGAAAGAGAAAAAGTTTATGACTATTGCCGCACTATGCTGGGCGATGGTATGGTTGACGTTGAGCTTGATCCTAAGCACTACGAAACTGCCCTAAACCGCGCTCTAGCACGATATCGTCAACGTAGTAGTGGAGCTGTGGAAGAATCCTATTATTTTTTAGAGCTAAAAAAGGACACAAATGATTATAGACTGCCAGACGAAATTGTAGAAGTTCGTAGTATTTTCCGTAGAACAATTGGTAGCAGAACAGCTGGCGGAGACGGCGGATCATTGTTTGAACCGTTTAATCTAGCTTATACAAATACATATTTGCTCAACAGTACAATGTTGGGTGGTATTGCGACTTACGATATGTTTGCACAATACCAAGAAATGGTGGGACGTATGTTTGGCGCTTACATTGAATTTCAATGGATTCCTACATCCCACACACTGCGTATTTTACAGAGACCATTTAGTGAAAACGAGCAAGTAATGATTCGCGGTTACAACTACAGGCCAGACTATATACTGTTACAAGATGTGTACGCTGGGCAATGGTTTAAAGATTATGCCCTAGCCAATTGCAAAATTATGTTAGGCGAGGCCCGCGGCAAGTTTAGTCAAATTGCTGGTCCTGGCGGCGCAGGCGGACTTAATGGTGCTGATTTAAAATCAGCTGGTAAAGAAGAACTTGAAAAGTTAGATAAAGAAATAGAGCTATATATTTCTGGCGGCACAGGCTACACATTGGTAATTGGATAATATGAAAATTTTAGACATTATTTCTGAATCAAGTCAAAAGAAAATAACCAAGCGTCAGCAACAATCAACTGCGGGTTTGAATATCTACAGCGATTCTGAACGTGTCAGCGGCGACTATACGGGGTACAGATTGGGTATGGCAGTTGCAGGGGCAAATGGTAAAGACCCGCTACCCGCAGATATGCAGGCTAAAAGTTGGATTGGTAAAAGAAAATCAACCCATCCGTACACTCAAGAAGAACAAGATATGCTTAAACAAGCATATAAAATTGTTGGAGCCAACTATCAAGATATGAACAACGGCGACTTAGAAAGTAAAGAATTAGAAGATACTAACAAAGTTAGCCCAGTTGCCGCCCGTAAAAAGAACAAATACGGCGTATAAACTCTTGACACTATCCTAATATTAATATAAAATTGTAATATCTTTAGGAGATTACAATGATTATTGGTATATGCGGCTTTATTGGTTCGGGCAAAGACACTGTTGCGGACTATCTTACAAACTTCCACGAATTTAGACGAGAATCATTCGCTAGCACTCTTAAAGATGCAGTAGCTAACGTATTTGGTTGGGATCGTACTATGCTAGAAGGCCGCACTAAAGAAGCTCGTGAATGGCGAGAACAAGTGGATGCTTGGTGGGCCAATAGGTTAGATATGCCCAGCTTAACTCCACGTTGGGTATTACAGTATTGGGGCACAGAAGTATGTCGCAAAGGTTTCCATGATGATATTTGGATTGCAAGTTTAGAAAACAAATTAAGAAATAGCCAAGATCACGTGGTCATTAGCGATTGTAGATTCCCCAATGAAATCAAGTCGATCAAAGATGCTGGTGGAATCATTGCATGGGTACAGCGTGGGGATTTGCCAGAGTGGTATCAAACAGCGTTAGATGCAAATGCTGGTTCAAATGTTGCTATGAATGAGA